AGATTCCAATCGAAGTGGGTGGTTAGCAGTATGTTTAATCCTAAAGGCTCTACGTCTAAAAGAACCTAGACGATGGAATGCAGGAAAGTCATCCGTCATTGTAATGGTTTTTTCATTAGACCATGTTTGATAATCATCATCCGTCCATTGTAAGGTTATCTGATTACCACTAGCATACCTATCACCAACGATCTTAACAGAAGACAAGAACTTTCTGTAGTAAGTATCCATATCATACTTGTTAGTAACTAACTCAAGATTGATCTGATTACCATTGTCATTGTTTGTATCCGGATTTAATTTATACAAGATACCATCACTAGAACCTAGAAGATACGCTGAACCTGTAGAGTTATCAGCCATGTGGTCACAGTTAAAGGTTGTATGTGATCCAGCGCTATTTGTAGACCACTCATGCCATAACTTTTCATCTGAGTCATATACTAATGTTCTACCCTGAGACTTAAGATTAACAAAATAAAACAAGTGTCCTTTAGTACGAAGACCAAAACCAGAGACTTGGTTCATGTCAGTTTCAGCATCTAGAATACGTTCAATATATTCGTCTGATACTTTCTTTGGTTGGAAACCATCTACAAGCCATGCTGCTCTACCACCACTATCAGACTGTGAGAGATAGAAGATATACTTCTCATTGCCAATCACGGCATGTGGAGCGCAAGTACCCATCTGAATAGTAGTAGAGTCATTACGACTTAGTGGCGATCCGGAAGCGTTTGCTGCATCATAGAAGAACTCTATTGAGTTACCACCAAGAACACATACTTGATTGTTCTGTCTAGAGATTGCTTTTACAGGATCAGGGAACATCTCAGCAGACAGGAAGTTGTTTGATGACCAGCGTTGAGGATTGTCTAGATCACATGTATAAACATCACTCCCTTTTGCTAACACAATATAACCATCAATAAAGGTAGCAGATGGGATGTGTGGGGATGGAAAGGAGTTTAATGTCACAGTACCACTAGCACCAGAGCCACCTCCTAGAGGGAAAGCAACAGTTGGTGCTGAAGTATATCCAGTACCATAATTAGAGATTGTGATATACGCTACAGTGGTTCCTGTTACTGTGTAGGTAGCTGCTGCCCCTGAACCACCACCACCTGAAAAGGAAGCAGCATAGGTTCCCGGAGTATAACCAGTACCGCCGTTATCCAATGTAACATTGTAAATAGAAGTAGAGGTTATCTGTGTAACAGTACCAGTAGTATCCACTATCCAACCAGCAGTACCATCGCAGATAAAGATGTAGTCACCTAGAGTAGATGAGTTAGCTTGAACAATGCTAACCTTACCAGTAGATGCTGTTAGAGTAGCTTTACTAGTTGGAGTAACACCATCTTCCCAGAGAGTGTTACCAACAACAACATAAAACTTGCCATTAAAATAAACAGCACATCGTCCTTCACCAGTACCAAAGTCTTTATAAAGATCTAGACCCGGACGTTTGTTCAAGAAGATCTTTGTGTTCTCTAGTTGTTCTACCTTACGAGTTTCAGGAAAGATATTAACAAACCGTTGATCCTTAGTAGCAGCAGATCCGCGATTGGAATAAGCACCCATAAGGGGAACACGTGTTACTTTAGGTTTTCCTATTTGTTGTGCTTGTGCCATGTCATTTCTTCTTCATAAAGAGTTTTGCTAGTTTAACTGCATCAGTAGCTGTACCACTTGCTTGCCGTTTCTGTTCAGGTGTAGCATTGGTTGGAGTAAACATACCAGCAAGTCCACCAGCAGCACCTGAAGACAATGCAGATTCAAACATAGACTTGGGTTGTGCTAGTCCAGATACAGCCCCTTTAGCTGCACCCGATAGGAATCCAGATAACGCAGGATTCAGTCCAGAGGTTGCTGAGCTTACACCAGACCCAGCAGCACCACCAGCAGCACCCAATGCCGCAGCTTTAAATATATCTGCTAAATCCCCACCACTTGCGAATGAGTTTATTGCACCACCAGCAGCACTATTAGCAGCAGCATTTGCTAGATTACCATAGCCAGTATTAAATCCACCAGACATGCCTAGATACGCGCCTGCTGCATTACCCACAGCACCCCTACCATTACCCATACTAGCCTCATCAATCGCACTCAAGGCACTACCCCAACCGGGGAAGAAACCGTTGATAATCATTGGTGCTATCTTAGAGAAGTATGGTTGCTGTTGATCACGTTCTGCAGAACCCGTAGTCCATTCCTGAACCTTGTTATGCATCGGATCTAGTTTATCTAGAATTGGATCTAGGATATTAAAGATACCACCAAGGAAACCTTGCTTCTGTGTCTGTGAGTTTTGACCTACATTGCGGTTATAGTAATCTTGATTATACCAACCGGGATTTTCAGCAGCTTTGTCTGGGGCTATTGTATAAGTACCATTACCACCACCAATAGCATTCTTCTGTAACCATGTAGGATCTACAGACTGTCTACCCATACCAACATTGCCCATATCCCAGTTATGTGTAGTTGTGATTTTTTTATTAAAAAGACCGCCACTCTTACTGGTGTTTGTGCTTTGTTGGTTCCACTGATCCTTTATTGGATCTACCCCTGTTGGACTGTTATACCCAAGAATCTTACCATCATATACAATAGGTTTAGATCCATATAGAGTATTTAACCCAGAAATCAAGTCAGCTTTTTTATTACCACCAAGAGCGTGTGGTGAAGAGAAGTCGCCGGTAACACCACCATAGTTTAGTTGCTGTCCTAATGTTTCCCAATCACGGGTTGCATTACCAGTAGCATAACCACCTTGTCCATAATCTTTCAGAGTATCAGCAAGAGATTTGTAACCAGTTCCCAGTGCTTTACCACCACTCATAATAGAGTATTGGCCTTTGCCAAGATCAACGTCATCAGCGTCCATAGTACCCCAAGACGCTTTACTTATATCATATGGACTGTAGTAAAAATCCTGACCACCAAGTTTTGTGGTAGAACCACCAAGAGCACCTAGCAAGGATTGATCTGTTCCAGCAGTTAGCTCTCTGCGACCAGCACCCCAGAACTCTGAGGGCTGTTGCGCTTGTTGAATCTCCTGCTGGTTGTTCATTGAGAATGAGCCGGGATCTTGTGTCCCTTGGCGCATCATCTCATTCTTTACTCGCTGGCTACCAACCTTTTGTCGATTGATCGCATCAGCTACTTGGGCTTGATCTAGAACATTAGTTACCATGATCTACGATCCACACCAAAGTAAAGACTCCCTTCTTCCAGACCAAAGTTTAGAGCATCTTGTTTAATGATGGTCATCTCTTGCCACAGCAACTTGCGATCAGTCATAGCAACACCATACTCAGGAGCAAGGCGCGTAGCTAATCCATACATCACAGCATCAAACCATTCTTGAGGAAAGTCTGGTGTATCTGTGCTAATATCAAAATCATCAAAAGGACGTTGATAATAAATAGTAACAACGTTGTTTGTAGCGTCTGCTGTTGCTGGTACAGGAAAGACTGAGAGTATTCCATAATCCAATTGTGGATTATAGTAACACTGAATTGGATTGCCTGCACTTGTTTTATTACCTAACATGTTGTATTCCTGTTTTGTGAGTAATCGCATAGGAATATCAATATTAGAAGTATTACTGTGGTTATATGCTTGCTGCACTTTCAGTGGTTTTGGAATGTTCACAGCTTTTCCAAGACCAATCTCATAATCCTTAGTTCCAGCTACTAATGGAACATTGTATGATTTTAAAGCCCACAGAGGCATTCCATCAGCTTGCCAAGCTTTCACAAGACTGTTAAGAGCAAACGCGCCATCTGCGATCTGTGCTGCTGAAGGAGTCTCACCTTGAGCAAGAACACCGATTAAGCGCAATGCTCGTTTAATAATATCATCTCTTGTTACAGAGAAATCGGTGCTACCTGAACTCATAATAGTTACCTTTTAAATATTGTATATAAAGCCGCACAAGCTACTGCAATACCAGAGATCCATTTAACTGCACCAACTAACCATGCCGTAGCCTCCCATGCAGATACTAATCCAGAAACATCTTTAGATAGTTTATCAATCTTATCTTCTAAACCTTTAATGTTTGTTTCTATCTCTAGCAAGCGGCGCTCCTCATAAAGTTGATGCTCAATTAAACCCTGATCAGGTTGTCTTCGGTTATCCATAAATCATCCTAAAAGTTCATTAAATGCAGGAGTAGTTCTATCCGCTTGAGCACAATCCGCTGTGCCTACATTAGCAATTCCTTGTACAGTATATGAAGTACAATACTGAAAAATAAATGTTGGTATAGGTCTTTGGAATGGAACTGAAATCTTATCCTGTTTAGCTCGAACAAAGTCTTGAGGATGACGAACTTCATAGCAAGGTTTGCAAACTATAAATCCAGTCCACTCTTGATTAACTTCGCTTGCCTTTACTTTTGCCCCACAACGATCACACGTAACATTCCAAGATCCGCTGTCAAAGTGGTTTTTCATTAGATTTCTCCAAATACTTAATAGCAGCTCTCAAATAGTCCACACTATCTTCTAGATTACCCAATGCTAAATTACAACTAGCACAAAGTAATCCACGAACTTTGCCTGTAGTATGACAGTGATCCACATTTAAAGGTCTAGTACAACCACCCTTACCTAAAAGTTTCTCTGGCCTACCACAAATAGAGCAAACACCATCTTGAGATTCAAGCATACTAAGATATTCTGAGTAGGTTATCCCATATTTATTTTCGAGTTCTTTCTCACGCCGCACTTGTTTTCTTTTTGCATCAGTACGTTTTCTAATCTCTTTTATAATATCAGGATTTCTACTACGATAGGCTTTTGTTTGCTCATTACGTGCTTTTTTAAGATCATCTGCAGTCATGTGTATCTTAGCAACCATAACCATCCCACCTGTGATGAGCTTCATGTGCCTTTAGCTTCTTTGAGCATACATCACAGGTTACGTTGAACTCACCAGAGATGAAATAGTTTTTACTCATTACCCAATCTCTTTCCAGTTAATTGCAGCAGCGATTGTAGCACCCACAGTTGCAGTACCAGTTAATGGGCCAGCGGCTAGGCACAATACACTTGGGCCTGTGATAGCCGGAGTTGCTGGATTAGCAACATACCCAATCACATTAGCATTGTCGTTCATCGTCTTAAGGTCGAATGTATAAGTACCAACTACGTTAGGGATAATTGCATTCCAGATCGCAGAGCCAGTCACAGCAGTAGCCGCAGTTGCAGCCTGATCTACTGTAGTGAGGGAGCCTCCCGGAATACTTCCGAAGGTTGCTCCTGTATTTGGAGTAGGTAGCATCAAGAGAGCTACTTGCAGACTTGTGGCTCCAGTAGAAGCTACAGCCACAATCACCGAAACTGAGGTTGGTATAATCTTAGTACGTTTCGTCAGATCGTTGGTTGTGACAGCACGTAGGCTAAGAACAGGATATAAACCAGCAGCAGTACCACCAACTTTTCCTGTAGCACCTGAGTTACCGCCGAAGTATTTCCAACCACGGAAGTCGCCAACATCGCCCTCTTGAAGCACACAGACGTTAATCAGCGTTAGCTTACCCGCTTGTGCAGTAATGCCTGTGTTAAATACTTCAGCACGAACCGGAAGAGAGCCAGTACGACTCCAAGACTGGGTTAGCGCATTAACGCTTACCATCTCATGACACCAGACAACACCCTCTGGGCCAGTCTCAAAACCAAAGCGGATAGTTCCAACACCTAGCCATTGGTACTCAACAACTAGATGCTGTGCTTTAGTCCAGTCTAACGTGATACCAGAAGCACCAGTGCCATCTAATTTATCCTTATTCCAGTTAGAACGAAGAACACGTTCCTCAGCACCACCAGCACCAGTAGTCATGTAGCGACGGACAAAACTTAATGCCGTACCATCCGCTTCTAAATAAAAACCATCACCGGCAGTAGAGAAAGAACTTTGATCCGTGAATGAGCCGACGCGCATACGGACATTGGTAACTAGCTCGTTAAAGTTGAACGTAAAGCGCAACAAGGTGCTAATACCCGGAGCGTACTTGACATGGTTATAAGACTGAATCCAGTAACCAGAACCGTTCGTCAAAAGAGAGCTAAGGTCTTGTCCATACAAGTTAGCTGTAAGAGCTACTGTGCCAGAAGCGACAGCAGTGCTTTCCCAGATAGTTGTAGCACCAGAAGTTAGTTGTGGGCCAAAGGTGAATTCAAAAGCAATCCGTGGTTCAGAAACACGTACTCGATTGAAGCTATCAACAGTAAAATCATCCTTATTAAAACTAACTGTTAAGGCATTCTTCACTGCTACATACAGTGCTTTGAGAGTTGGATCAACTGTTGCAAGATCAGCACTTACGCCTGATTGTAGTTGTGCCATATTGTTATCCTATAATATAATTAAAAGTTCTAGTACCTGTAACTGGTCCCGGAATAGCTGTGGCATACACAGTAGCAGAACCGACTCTTGGATTAACGGCACATACAAAGTTATCCATCTCTTGTTCATCAGATATACCCGCAGGAGTCATGAGGATCTTACTTGTAACAAGAATCTCAACATCAGTAAAAGTAATAGCTTTTGTATATACAGGAACAGATCCAAAGTCTAAGACAATAGACTTACTTGAAGAACCACCACCACCACCCGCATTGATGGTGATGGTGTCTGATGTCTCATCTACAGTTACACCAGTACCAGCAACAATCTGCTTAGGTGCTACCGCAACTACGCCTTGTGCGATACTAACACTCACATTAACTCATCACTGCACGTAGTTTAGCAACCTTCTCTTCGTACTCTGAAACAAGAGTGTTGAGATTAACTTGCTGTTCAGCAACTTGCTTTTCACGAGCAGCTAGTGCTTTATCACGACCAGAGAAAGAATCAATCAGGGTCTTAGCAGCCACGGTAGCAGCTTGTGCTTCCTGTGCAGCTTTCTCAGAACGTTCCGTGGTAGCTTGCAGGTTCTCTTGTTTAGTCTTGAAAATACGAATCTCTTGTTCTACTTGTTTAGTAAGAGCTTCTTCTTTATCCTTGAAAGCTTTGTCTAGAGCTTCTGACTTTGCTTCAACTTCTTTACGAAGTTTGTCCAGTTCAGATGCTTTACCTACAGTTGCAATAGAAGCAGCAAGGCGACCTTGTTCATCCTGTAGACGAGTTAGCAGAGCTTCGTACTTAGCTGGGTTTTTAACCAGATCAAGGAAGTCAGCAATATCTTGAATGTTCATTAACGTTGTCCTTGTAGGATGGTAAGGGTTGCACCACCACTGGTCCATGCTGTAACGTTCAAGCGAATAGCGCGAACTGGAAAAGCATAGTTACCATCTTTGTTTGTGGTTTGTGCTGCAATAGTAGAATGCGGAAAGGCGACTGGGGTTACAGTTGAATCATACACATCATCAAAGGTATGTTCAACAGAGTAGGTTAGAACACCAGCACCAATAGTAACAGCTAGTCCTACATTGAAAGGACTCTGTTTATAATCGAGTGGAATCCACGCCGTTGCTCCTGTACTGCCTGCTTGCGTAATTACTTGTGGGCGCATATAATTCTCCAAAGAAAAAGGGGTAGGAACCTTTTACAGAACCTACCCCTCTGGGATACCCTATTAGAAGGGTTGACCTTGCGGCGGAATAATGTATTCCACCTTGACTAGAACCGGAGTGGTTAGAGTCAAACTTGCTTTAACATAAACTGGCTTATCAGCAGTTTGTTGAACACCTACTTGAGCACCCGTCTGAGCACCACTAGCTGCATAGCCAGTGGAGTTCGGAGCGAAAGCATTAACAAGTTCAGTGCCACCGTTAGTGAAACCAACGTTAACAGTCTGTGTAGCGTTAGCGCCAGTACAGATAGTATAGACACCAACAACAACTGCAAAGGCCGGTAGAATGAAAGCCAGAAAGCCAGTGGCACCGTCTGCAACTTCTAGCTTAGCTAGTTTTACATACGGGTCACGTGCGGCAGGGGTAGTAAGACAAACACCTGCTGGACCAACAGTACCGATACCCATGATTAAGCGCCTTGTGAGCCGTACAGAGCACGGGGATCAGACCAACCGAAGGAATAACGAGCAGTGGCCTTGAACTTAGCGTTCTCGGTATCAAAGTCATTGTCCATCTCGAACTGATCACCACGACGCTCGAAATACTTCAGGCCATCCTTAACACTAGTCTTGATGAACCATGCATCCGGGTCAGTCAAGTAGTGGTTAGTGATAACGTTAGAGAAGATACCTTGTTGCTTCAGGACGTTCGGATCATTAAGATCAGTACCAACGCGACCATCAGAACCAAGGATACGAGCAGTCTCGAATTGCAACTGGTAAGGAATAACCAGACCTTCCGGGCGAGCAGCGATCAACAGACCACGATCATCACGGAAACCTGCAATATCAATAACAGCTTGTTCAAGAGCAGCTTCGCTCAAGTCAGCAGCAGTACCAATCTTGTTAGACCATTCACCACCAGCAACGTTAGGATGCTGAGCGTTAATCAGAGTTTTACCATCGCCACCAACACCACCAGTAAAGGCGTTGTTGTAAACGTTAGCACCTAGGATTTCCTTGGTATGACGCATAGAGCGTGCGAGAGCTTTAGCCTTCTGTGCACCAACCTTACCATACTGGTCATCTTCATAGATCTCACGAGTAACCATAAAGCCGAGTGCATACACGACATGGTTGTAACGTGAGGTGAAGCCTTGACGTTCAGAATCATAAGTGATTGGAGCGCCTTCAGTTTTAACTGAAGCCAGACCAAAAGAACTCAGACCAACATCTTCTTCGTAAGCTTTATCGGAAGTATTCTTCTCGAAAAGCTTTTCCCATTCCACTGGATAGTCGTTGTACTCTTTTCCGTAGATAGAGTTCAGACCGGGCCAGAGTAGCTTAGCAAAGCTCGAACTAGTAATAATACCAGACATATCTTATCCTTTCAATTTTTAATTGAATATTTATTAGACTTTTTTAGATTCTCTTCAGCAAGTAAATATTGAAGATTATTTGAAACATGTAAACCACAAACTAGTTCACCTTTGATTGGAATAATGTGATCTACATGATGCCCCATTGGGCAATGTAAATAGATACGTTTTATTTCAAGAGGGTCACTCCATTTCGGAGTAGCTTGTAGTTGTTCACAACGTCGATTTGCAGCAGACAGTCTGAATATCTCTGGATGAGTTTCTCGATAAGTTTTACACTTTCGAGAGTTTCTATCTTTTTGGTTTTCAGATCCTTTTGTTGCAAGCCAATATCGTGTGTGCCGTAATTGCTCTTTCTCTTTGTTCTTAACTCGGTATTCTTTAGCTATAATACTACAACAAGTTTTACAATAGCTAATAGGTTTTCCATGTTTAGTGTTAAACTCTGAGAGTTCTTTTAAAAGAGAGCATTTGCTGCACTGTTTCATAAAAGCCTAATAAAAATATTCAGACACCGGCGATGGCATTGCCATACGCATGGGTCGTGATTTTAACCAGTACCTTGTTAAAGGCAGCGGCAGCTTCATTGTCAGGACGCTTAACCACACCAAGGATTTGGAGTGGGCGAGTGGCAGAAGCAGATGGTGCAGTCGTAGAATACACATACATCGGAGATGCGCCAGTAGCGAGTGGCAGCGTGTGTGCGCTGGCACCAATATCAGCATTCAGACCAATGGAGGCAAGAGCTACAGCAGCATCAGCTTCAACTTCAAAGATAAGATCTGGTGAGTCTGCAACAAGAACATACTGCTTGGTAGAGGCTGCACGATATACCGGGGTATCCAAAGAGATAGAACCACCAGTCATCGAACCGTCAATCGGATCAAGCTTAGCATTGATAATACCAACAACTGCACCAACAACTGGAACTGCGACGACCTGTGAGGAAGCAGCAACTACAGATTCAACAGCCGGATAGCCGTTGGTTGAAGCAGAGTCGGAGAGTTTAACCAAGTCACCAACAAAGACCGGAATAGCTTCGCCAGCCGGTACTTCGTAGATGTTTGCTTGTCCATTATAGGGAGAGCCATTTAGATGCTTTACCGGCTTAAAGCCAGCAATGCGGGAAGTGTTTGCCATTTATTTTCCTTTAATATGACAGGCTTCCCAAGATGTTTTATGAGGTCTTGATAGACCCGTACATACCCTGAGAAGCTTCTTTTTTCATTGTTGCCTCAGTTTCTTTGGTGTAAGCATCTTTCTTAGCTTGATCTTCATCGAACCATTCTTTCTTGATTCGCATTAGATAAGAGACAGTGCCATCATTGCTGGTAACTTTCTTACCAGAACCAATGTCTGAGGGATCAAATACACGAGAATCTCCAACGAGCAATTCAGTGTCCTGAACTACTTCATAACCTGCCTGTTGGAAATTTGACACGCGGCTTCCAGTATCATTCACAAAGCGATAAACAAAGTTTGGATCTTTGTCACCAGTGATAGATTGTGGGCCCCGTTGAAAAAGCGATTTGCGTTCTGTACGCTTAGAAGAAACTTTAGCATTCATTATTTAACACCTCTGAGTTTTTTAACTTCGGTAATATATTCATCTTTGGACATCACACCGGCTCGAATAAAAGTGTTCATTACTTTGCGCTCATCTTCTGTGAGTTCAAAGGAACCTTTATTTCCGGTTGGTGCGCTTGCACCTTCAACACTGGTTGGTTTAGAACGGTTTGGGTTAACAAACTTGTCCTTGAACCTATTCTTTACTTGGGCAGTAACATACTGTAAGACTTCTTCTGGTTCTAGATTCGGATTCCGTTGGGCATAACCTGCGCCAAGGGTGTCTGCATAGTCACGCATTTCCTGATCTTTTTCATACCACTTATTTTCACCTACCCAAGTTACAAACCGTGGATCAGGTTGCTGTGGTGCTTGCTCCGTCACAATTTCACGTGCCTTCTGTTCTGTCTTCAGATCAGTAAGGAGTTCAGTTGCTTCTAGATAACCATCTGAATTACCCTCTTCAAGATGTTTCTTTTGAAGGGCTTTAAGTTCTGTTAGAGCTTTATTGTATTCTGTTTCTTTTACTTTAGAGTGATGTTCTTGGAGCATCTTAAGCGCCTTACGCGTTTCTTTAAGATCCTTACCCATTGAATCAATCTTACCGAAAAGTTCACCACGCTCTACGAACTCTTTCGCAGGACGCCACTTCTCAGGATCACCTTCATACTCTTCCTTGGGTTTCCAGCCTTGTTCTTTAGCTTGGTCCTCATACGGATTAGATTGGGGTGTAGTAACTTCGACATTAGCAACTTCGCTAGGTGCGCTCACTGGAGCAACTTGGACTTCATCAGTCATTTGATTCCCTTATTCAATAACACATAGAATGTCAACATCGTTGACAATAACATACTCTGTCTGATCTACATCAACAACACTCTTACCGGAGTACCGATTAAGAGAGATACGATCACCTCCCTTCAAGATTGTAGGTTCACGACCATAATCCTTAAAAGCAGTTGGACCAACTTGAACCACAGTGCCATACTCTACAGCTTTGCGTTCTTTCTTCTCATCTAACGAGATGATAATACCAGAAGCTGTTTTAGTTTCCGGTTCATCTAGTTTAACAAGTACAGTATGGAGTAATAATTTTATGCTCACTTGGACCTTTCCAAATATTGAATTGCCTTTTGCAAATACACAACTGAATCTTTAAAAGCACCTAATCCCTTATTACACTCATTACACAATAAACCACGTACTTTATTAGTAACATGGCAATGATCTACATGAGCAGTATTCAACTTAGAATTAGTTCCAGTAGTAACTAAATTTAACGATGCATAGCAGATATAACAACATCCACCCTGATTATCAAACATAGTGACATAGTCATCCCATTCTAAATTATACCTAGTTTTAACATAAAGTTTTCTTTTAGATAAAGGATTAAGATTCATGTATTGTTGTTGATAAGCATTTTTACAACTCTTACAACTTTTAGAAATACCATCAGAAGATCTTTTTTGTTTTCCAAAATGTTCTAAGGATTTTAATTTCTTACAAGTTGTGCAAATCTTACTCATCATTAGATGCTACATCGTCAACACGAAACTCGATAATTTCCCTATAAGCAGTAATAAGACCTACGAGCAACCTGTCTTGGGCTTGGTCTGTTCCGGCACTGTAAGATAATACATCTTTACATTCCTCGATGCGCTCTTGAGCAGCAAGGAAGAATGCACGCGTTACGGGCTGGGCTTTCCAGTCGTTGAAATCTGATTGGTTGATCACTTAGTTGGTTTCCCTTTGGAAGTAGCTAGTTGATGTTTATGTGCTTCTTGTTTTTGTTGCATTTGTTGCAGGTGAGACATACCCTTGGTAACAACATCTACTTGAGCTTGTTTAGCTTGTATCTGCATTTTCTGGGCTGCTTCAGCTTGTGCCAACTGTCCATCTAGGGCAGCTTTCATTTGCTTAGCTTTCATCTCTTGTTGTAGTTGAGCAGCGGACATTGCCATCTTCTGTTCTTCTACAGCTTGATCTAGTTGAGCTTTATGCTCTGCCTTCTGCATGTCGATCTGCGCCTTCTGCTGATCTACTTGAGACTTAGCTTTAATAGCTTCCATCTTAGGATCAGGCGGGGGCGGACTAGGTTGTTTCATGTACTGTTCAGGAGCAGCAATCTCATGCGCTTCTAGATACAGTTTAGTAACAGCCATTGGATCGAGAGTACCTAGTTGTAGAATCTGCATCAGTGCTTGCACCTTCTGTTGTTTCTCTTGTGAAGAAACAGCAGTTGGGTCGGCTCCGGGGATAACGTCCTCCTCTGGACCCATGTAGTCAGACTGTTGTACAGGCTGATCTAGCACTGAAATATATTCTTCAGGATTCATATACTCTTTATTGAGTCTATAGATCTTGCGGAACTCTGAAGTAAGAGCACGATAGACACGCTTATATACAGCAGTGAATACCTTCATACCTTGTTCAATTGTAGCCATCGTCGTGGTAGCTGGGGTATTTTGCCCCGGCATTTTACCAACAAAAATCTCAGCAACTGAAGCTAGTTCTTTACCAGACTTCAACAGAAGATCCAGTAGATTGAATAGGACTTGACTGGGTTCGCGTACAGGCAGTGGGAAGATCTGTTTCTTTAGGTCATCGCCTACAGCATTAACAGCTTTCCATTCACCCGGTTGGAACCGAGACTCACCCATCTTAATACGTAAGCCTTTACCAATGAAACCAGCTTGTAGATTAGACAGAGAACCTGCATCTACTAGTTGGTTGATTATGGTATTAGCTGAGTTGTTTAAGGGACCAAGTAGCCGCCCAAAACCAATATCGTAGAAACCACCGTCAGGATTAGGTATAAACCCATACTTGGTGTAATACTGGATTGCTTCGATGGAAACGACTTTAGACTTCTCATTAACTATCACACCCTCTTCATTAAAGCGTGGAACAATGCGAAGAACTTTCTTTGAGTCCTGTTCGATTGTTACAATATACGGCTCAGCATAGCCATCATCATCAAGGTCAAGGTAGGTATGTTGTTCAAGAATAGTATATGGAGTGGTTTCATCATCATCACCTGAACGTTGAAATGCTTGGTTAACCGAAGTAGTATCACCAAGAGAAGCTGAACTAGGATCACCCAGTTCTACATCAAGATAGATACCCTGATTAACCCGTTCCTTAATCTTACGTTTAGGAAGATGAATAATCTCAGTAACTCGTTCAGCATCGTCCATAGAGCGTGCCCAGTAATTGACTACTAGGACTTTCGGTAGGACTAATTTAGAACAGTTCTTTTGTTTACTAGCATCCCAATAAGTCTTCTTAAAGCATGTACCAGCAATAGGCAAAGCAATAAGAAGCTTATCCATGTCCTCTTCCCAGTCTGGCATTTGCTCAAGAACTTGGTAGGACATGTGTTTAGAGATACGCTCAGCACGTTGACTCTTCTGACCATCTGCATCGTACCCCACTACCTTGCACTTAACAACTTGTCCGTTGCTAGGTACTAAGGTAGGATAAGCTCTTGCGGCGAACTGCATTGCAGCAGTTGCTAACAGTGGGTACTTAATGTTAGCTGCATTAGGCCAAGGAAACGTTTTGTTGGTAGCGACTTGTAGAGCTAGATCAGTCCAGTTCTTCAGGTCTTCTTCCCAAGGTTTGCGAGAATCTAAGTCTGTGTCAAAACCAGTTGATACTTGATTACCGATTTTAATCAGTTGTTCTTTATCAAGATCTTCGGCAATGTTCACAGAGGAAATAATTTTATCAATTTTCATTCTTAATATCCAGTATCAGAACATCTGCCTTGGTTCGACCAGTCAGAATCCTCACGTTCGTTGTTGTACTCTTCATCCTTAATCTCTTCTGGTGTCATGCCTTCTGTCATCAGGTCAATTAGGATACCTTGGTAAGACAAAGCATCAACTAAGTCATCATGCTTTGCTCTAGGGAAAGACATACACTCATCCTCAAACTGCGGCCACCAATCTGCATTCTTGTCGAACTTAACGTAACCTGCACGCATTCGAGCTTGAATAGATCTAGCACGCTGAATCTTATCCTGTCTATGCGGTTTAAGCATTAAGACATTCATAAAGATCCCAGTCTCTGCCATAGCTCTATTTAGATATGGACCAATTGCTTTGGAGATTTGTGTATCTTCAATACCAACTGCCAGAGGATTATAAATCTTCTGAAGTGTCAAAAGGGTAGAGACTATTTCATCTCCACCCAAGCGTTCACGTACAGTGTGTACAATGTGTAACTGACCATTGGAATCCATACCTCCTACGACAATGGCTGTATAGTCAGCACGCTCTTTTTCAGAAATAGCTAAGTCAGAGGTAATGTAATACGTTAAGTTTTTCTTGTGATCCTCTGCTGTCATCGTTAGGAAATCCCCCTTACGAAAATATCGTATGGAGTCATCTATAGGATTACAGAGATACTCACAAGCATATACTTCAGGGATACCCTGCTCTTGGAAGTCTGCACGCATCTCCTCGAAGAATGCTTTAGACTTACGCTCAGGCCATAGAAGCTGTGAATAGTCATGGTTATGTGCCCGATATTTAACAGCACGCCACATGCCCTTCTTACGTTTAGACCAGATCTTCAGATCTTCTACTATGGTATCCTTCGAGTTTTCTCTCGGCATGAGAGCCTCAAGGGGGTCATCTAGGTTGAGAGGTGTCCCAACGAAGCGTATAATACCACGCTCAGATCGGCATGGTATTAATGAGCCGTAGACCCAACGGCGGAGTTTGTCTCGACGATCTTTGTTAGCTACAAGTTCTTCATTCATCAAATCGTCGATTAGAATCAAGTCTGGTCGTTGTCCATCCCACAGAAGACCTCGAAGCTTCTGTTCAGCGCCTTTAGCCACGATACGAAATTTCGTACCATCAGCAAAACGAACGATAACATCAGTCTCAGTATCCTTCTCAAAGACAACGCCCTTTTCATTAATAGCTAAACCAAAGAGTTCTTGAATTTCTTTGGAGTCGTATAAGATTTGTTTGATCTGACCAAGGAATAGACTAGCTTGTGTCTCTGTATCAGCTACAATAATACCAAACTTTCTGTTACGAAAGAGCATACATGCTAGTGTATAGACGATGGTGATTGTAGTTGATTTAGAGTGTCCGCGAGGAGCACATACGGCAATAAATTTGTCATCAGAACAACATAATTCCCACCATTCTCTATGGAAATTTGCGAATTGTGAGGCGTCATCCATGAATTTAACGACACAACTAGAGGCAAAACCCTCAATAATTGCTGCTGTTAGCTTAGGCCAGACTGCTTTAGCCTTTTTTACGCTCTCGCTTACTGGTTTCACTTCGCATACTGCCATTTGCATTCCTTGAGAATGATCGGTTCTGACCGGGGTTCTGGACAAAAAGGTTAGCTAACCCATTATGACCACCCTTACTCACTGCTTTCTTATGCCCAACGTCACCCTTGAGTTTAGTTGGTGTAGTTCCTTTAGCTTTAGCCACAGCACTCCTTGCAGAATTGCGCTGAGCGCGATCTTTTACACGAGACTTCTTTTTGGTGTGCTCCCATTGGAGTTCAGCCTTATAATCTCTCTTACCGTTTTTCATAAATGGCATTAACCTATCCTCCAGTTAGTGCCATCTGAATATACTGGAACATTGTTAGCACCACCTCCAGCAACTATAGAAGCAAAAGTTGTTGCAGTTGCATTTGATACAAAGGCACGAGCGCCAGCACCTAATGTAACAGCAGAAGGTAACGTGGCAACTGTTACAGGTGTATACTTAGTATTAGTAGAATATACTGTGCTCCATCTATTAGATGCTCCGCCTAATGCAATAGTTCCATCAGATTCTGGTCTAAACACAGAATTGAAGAACCTATACGATGCAGTGTTACCAACAACAACGCTCCAATAGTCATTACCATTTGTAGCACTCTTATTGTATAAAATAGAACCTTGGCTACTGGAAGATGGTGTGGCATAAGCTATACCAATAGAATCTCCGTTATTACCGGGGGTAGCATAGGAATGTATGGCATATTGATCAGATTCGCTGACCCAGTGGTGATTAGTATTCGGCGATGCGCCAGATGCTCCGAGTTTGTCCCAGAATTTTCCTGAGATAGATCCTACACGTTCACCAGTCGCATGGCACCATGTAGGATTTGCATTAGAACCTCTAATAGCATTTCCACTTAAATCTGTAATAGTGGATCTGATAGAGGTTCTAGCACCGGGGTGTGCAATTTCAGTGGCATTTTTTGCTGCCCCAGATTGTAGTTGTACCACAGTAGAAGTGGTATCATGACTAATAATCTGAGCATAATTAGAAGTACCATCATACCGAACAGTATTAACAAATGAACCAACCCCCATTGCACCAAAAAGAGCATTATAACTTGAGGTTGATTCAAATCTAGCAAGATGAGAAGTGCCAGATATAGCAGGCGCTCCAGTATTGTTATGGAGTAAGGTACTTGTTAAGTTGTAGTTAGAATAGCCAGTTACAAATCCAACATCATTTGCTTTTGAAACAATTCCAACTGCTACATTATAGCTAGGACCTGTTCCAGTATCTTGTCCATATCCTAAAGCTGTGCTAGAGTTTTCAGAGATGAGATTCGATAGCATCGAATACGTTGTTTGATTTTTTAGTTCATGTCCATAATTTTTGATAGAAACAGTATAGACATTATTCACAAAAGATGTATCACATCCTTCCATCAACCAGCCATAGGACTGGGTAGCAGAAGAACTTCCAGACATCTCACTATTAGACAGACGCATCAATTTTGGATTAGTTGCGCTATGAAATAAACATACTCCAGCACCACCACCACCTGATGTAGATCCAAAATCACTTATAGATACATCTTTGATTGTGGTTTTAGGCTGAGTACCTGCAATACCATGACCATCAAATCCATTTGTAGCTTTATCATTATTAATTGATATGTTAGATATTTCTGAACTATCAGCAGCAATAATACTAACAGTATTAGCATTAGCTGTGCGTTTAATAGTAGTAAGGTATTTACTCTCTCCAGTTAAAGTGAGAGTTGTTGGTAATGCAATAGACGTGAGTTTAAGTGTTCCAGCATTATACATTACAGATCTATTAGCTACTAAAGCATCTTGGGCCGCTGTAGAATCATCTGCAACACCATCAATAATAGCACCAAAATCTCTAACAGAAATAGTTTCTTTTAATTTATCATTAACACCATTAAGCCATTCAGATGTAATGGTAGTACCGCTTACAAATTCAATATCAGTGGGTGCTGTCATTACTTATTCCTTTAGAGTGTATGTACCATCTGCATTCTCTACCACTGTCTGACCATCAATGAATGGGATCTCAGGAGCAGTAGTCTTTTGCACGAACTTTGCGAATTGATCAGCTAAGTTCTGGAGTTGAGTGGCTGTGGTTGTTTGTTCAACAATCTTAGTTGGCTGCTTGCGTAGAAGCTGACGCTTATCCAAGACTGTGTTAAATGCTTTTGTGAGATCTGCCAATTTCGCTGGTGTCTGTTTAATCTTACCTGTCTTCTGATCGTAGATATATTCACCATTCTCGATCCTATCAAGGAGAGCATCTAGTGCTTTGTCTACAATCTTACTGGTCTTAAGATCCATTTTCTGATCTTCGTCAAGGTGAATTTTCTTGACTAAATCTTCCCACCAAGGACTCTGTTTCCATTGCTCTAGAGTCTTATATGGAATGCCCATGATGCGACTTACTTCAGGCAAACTGCCTACTGTCAGATAAAGCGTGACTGCTTCTATGCGTTTTGCTTGTGACCATTGCCCAGTACCATGTGCTTTAGTGCGGGGCTTCATTCGTACATAAACCATTTTTCCGGGCATACTTGTCTCCAATAATAATCGTCTTGTGCCTCTTGTAGTAATTATACACGTTTTTTTGAGAATGTCAAGTAATATTTAAATTATTTTCAGGGGAACTGCTTTTTATCAAGACAGAATGATAGTAAAAATAAAGACAGAATGAGTATTGACAAAGACAGTATTTTATGATACCCTTAATATAATATATATAATACTTAATATATAGACTAATAATTGTCTTTTATTATTAGGATATATATTTAGTATTATTAGTTCTTAGACTATTATTGGTTCTTTAATAATAGGATAAGAACTATATATGTTTTTATATTATAATAGTATTGTAGCTATAAGAATCTAGCTACACGCGAATCTCGGTATAATTTGTTCCGAGATGAGCGACAAGTCAAGGCACATAGTGCCGCGTATCAAAGATACTATCCCCCATATACAGTCCCCCAATACGTCCCTTTTAAAAAAATATAAAAAATATAGCATGGTGTCTCTCCCATTTTATGAGCCGCACAGACTTTCCCCCCTCCCCCCTCTATAAATACATACTCCTCCCCTCCTCCTAGATGAGAATGATTATCATCTTA